TAAAATACTGCTTTCCGTAATCAGCTATACATTGCTTGCAAGTAGGGCGTAACCCATACTTACCTGTTTTTTGCTTATAATAATCAGTGAAAGGTTTGTTCTCACCACATTTAGTACATACTTTATATTGAGCCATTACACATGCTTAATGTACTGAATCATAGGTGTTTTTTCCTTGAATTCATCCGGAACTGACTGCGCTAGTTTTTCCTCATACACACTGCCTCGTACAATTACTTCTCCGACAATCAAATCTTGATCGGAATCGTTAATAAAATCCTCATTTAGAATTGAGTACGTATCGTAGTCAGGCGCGTCCTCTCCGGTTACAAAAGGCTCAAATTTCCCTGTCGATAGATTTCGAGCAATAATTTGCCCTACTTCATTAAATCCGGTGTCGAACTTAGTATGATCGAGCGTAGCGCCTCCCTTTACGTATTCTAAATGCTCACTCGCTAAAATATTCTTTCCGCCGGAAAATCCGACCTGTTTAAAAATTGGACCGTATGCCATTAATAAATCGCTCCTTTTAGTTTGTTTTTGCGGAATATATCCCGCTTAAAAAATCTTTCCTTTGATTCGTTCGAATACTTTTTTGCCAATTTCGTCCTTGTCTGTAGGAGTCGGTTTGTCTCGTTCAGTGTTTCCGAGTGGTGGGTCGACGTACTGCTGCTTTGGAGGAACGACTTGCTTTAAAACCTCGACGGATTTTTCCAAAGCTTCGTCAGAATCCCCGGTAACATTCTGCGATAAGATTGCGACTTGTTCCTCGGTGTAGCCAGCTTGAGTAAGCAGCGATTTTTTCTTCGCTTCTATCGCTTCTGTCTTCTGAGTTTCGATAGTCTGTAACGCCTTCTCATATAGCGTTTTATACTCGTTCTGCTCTTTTAGCTTCTCCGTTTCCTCCGCTTGTTGCTTCTGCTTAAAGGCTTCAATTTCCGCCTTTAATTCGTTAACCTCGTCAACCTTCTCTTTAAATCGGTCGTAAGGGATTTTTTCTTTCGGAGTTTCCGTCTCCGTAGACGTTGCTCCCTTTTCCGATTCTGCTTGCGCCTGTCCTTGCGTTCCTTGTTGTTCTTCGGGATTTTGTTTCTGCTCGTTCTGTTCTTCTACTGGCATCTAAATTACCTCCGTTTTTACGCCTCGTTGGCGAAGTGTTATTTTCGTATATTGTCTATTCAGCGCTTTCTAACGCTTCAACCCTTGCGGCTAATGCGTCCCACTGTGCTTCGCTAGGGAACCCGTCCGCTCCATCGTTTCCATCGGAGCCGTCGCTTCCTGCGGGTCCTGGTTCTCCTGGGTCGCCTTGTGGTCCGGGATTTCCTTGCGGTCCCTTTAAATTAAGCTCGAGCGCCCATGTTCCGTTTTTATTCGTATAGAGATCACCGCTATTCGTATCAAGATAAACGTCTCCTGGAGCGCCTACATCTGCTCCCGGTTCTCCTTCGCCCGGAATAAATCTCATGCTACTTCCGCCACCTCCTTCTCCACTTCCGTTAATAACTACGTGATAAGGTTCCTTCGATAAATAAGGCTTAGCCATCTTCTTCCTCGACCTCCTCTCCGAATTGATCCTCGTTAACGTCGCTATCCCCGTAACTTGCTGCGCTACTTAAGCGCCTACGACTTCGCTCCGCTTCGATTTCCTGTACTTTCGCTTGTACGTTCTCTTCTCCCAAACGTTCCATTGCGCCTCTGACGCTTTCAAAGCCGGCTGCTGTTTCCATATCGAGTAATTCAACGAGTTCCTTACGGTTGTCTGGTAACGGAAGGACAAATCGCATCTCATTTTCGTAGTTGTCTCCGATTCCCTTAACGACGGATTTGTCGTAAGCAAACTTCGGACTGTCAACGCGAGCTTGTAAGTATCGGATAGTTTTTTCGTGAAGCTCTGACAAACTATAACCCCACGATAGCCAATGCTCTTCGGTGTCGGTTATGATGTCGTGGAAAAGCACCTGAAACGCTTCTCCGTTAAGCCCTCCGAAATTAAGTTCTTGCGGAACCACTTGCGGCAGTCCGCTAATTTCGTGCATAGCGCCTTTTACACGCATATATTGATCCTTAAATGCTTCGCGCCACTGGAAACGGCTTTCTACTTTTTTCATGTCAGCCGATTTTGTATCACTTGCGCTGCTAATTTCGGCAAGTGACCCCGGAGCTATTGCGATTGAGTCCGAAGCTCCTTGCGTTGCATTTGTAACGACCGTCATCGGAAACATTTCGAATTTCATCGAATCTATTGCGTCCTCATTCATTTGGTTAAGGACATCGTTCTGTTCTCGTAGAGCAGCGATTTCGGATTCGCCTAGAGTTTCGGAAATCAATTCAGAAACGGAGAATTCTTGAAGAGGGATAAAGTCGATCCCTAATGAAGCCTCTTTTTGGATGGTTTTAATTAACTCGAGGTCTGATTCGCGGTATAATGCGACTTTCAAATAAGCTTCGTCATTAATTAGTCGGTAAC